CTTGCCGTCATCGTGCCCAACATATCCAGGAGGTGCACCAATCAGCTTGCTGATGCTGTGCTTTTCCTGATACTCGGTCATGTCGTAACGGTGAAGCTTCATCTGCAAGTTTTCTGCTAGCAGCTTGACCAACTCAGTCTTGCCCACACCAGTGGGACCCACAAACAGGAAGCTGCCAATGGGCTTGGTGGGACTTTTGAGGCCTGCGCGGCTGATCAGAATCTTTTCAGTAACCGTGTCCACAGCACTGTCCTGACCATACAGTTTCTGCTTGATATCAACATCCATGTCACGCAACTGAGTGCGCTTGGTCTGCGTCAGCTGGTCCATCGGAATACGAGTGGCGCGGCTGATTTCCTGCATGATTTCTGTACGGTTCACACACCAGTCACCAGCATCCTGCACCTTCTGTTTGGCACAGGCTGTATCAATCATGTCAATGGCCTTATCTGGCAGCTTCTTGTCAGTCTGATACCGTACGGTCAAATCCACAGCAGCGTCAATCGCCTCATCTGTAATTTTGCCGCCGTGGAAGTCTTCAAACTTGCTCTTGATCCCTCGCAGAATCAGCTTGGCTTCAGCTGGCGTGGGTTCATCCACTCCCAGTCGATAGAACCGACGCATCAAAGCACGATCCTTTTCAAAGCTCTGGCTGAATTCCTCCCAGGTGGTGCTGGCGATCACTTTGATTTTGCCTTTGCTAATGGCCGGCTTGATCATGTTAGCAAAGTCCGGGCCGCGATCAGCACCACCGCCTGCACCTCTCATCTGATGCGCTTCATCCACAAACAGAATGCACTTGCCCAGTGAGCTCAGACTATCTATTACTTCCACCAGTTTTTCTTCAAACTCGCCGCGATATTTGCTGCCTGCCACCAGAGTGCCGATATCCAGATTCCACACGGTCCAATCTCGGAGGTAGTTGGGAACTTCTCCATTCACAATGTTCAGTGCCAGACCTTCAGCCAATGCAGTTTTACCCACACCCGGATCGCCCACCAACAGCACATTGCTCTTGTTGCGTTTTGCTAGTACCTGGGTGATTTCAGAAATTTCAGTTTCTCGCCCAATCACTGGGTCAATACGCCCGTCCCGAGCTTGGTCGTTGAGATTTACACAGTATTTTTCCAGACATTCCAGTGCTTGTTTCTGATCAATTTCTCCGTGACCACTTTTATTTTGTTTGTGTTGCTGATATCTCTCAGCGCAGAAGGGTTCAAATTTTTCTCGTTCTACGCCATACTTGAGTAGAATATAAGAGGAAAAACTGCTGGTTTCGTGCATAATGGCTGTGTATAGATTCAGCAACTGTAGCTGATCCTGGTTCTGAAACATAGCCTGACTAGCAGCCCGATTAAAAATTCGCTCCAAAGACGCAGTGCGAGTAGGAGTAGTATCAGGCGTTTTGGATTTTAGAGTACGATGATTCTCCAAATAAGTCTTGAGCTCTGACCCCAGGTCATCAACATCGACACCAAAATCTTTTAGTACCGTTTTGAAATTTCGGTAACAGATCATGCTATAAAGCAAATGTTCTGTAGTCACATATTGATGGTTCAGAGCGTTAGCATATTCCACGGCTTTACTGAGTACAAGTGTAATTTCTGGATTATCTTTTAGCAAAGTATTTTCCTTTAGTATTAATGATAGCAATTGTCGGTGCCATTAGTCAAAACAAATTAGCTCAAAATACTCTTTAGTTGCTCTTTTTGGTCATCTGTCAGTTTAGGTAACTCAATGTGAATTTTTATCATCATGTCTCCTCGCTGTCGACTAACACGAGTAAAACCACCCTGACCTTTGACTCTCAATATTGTGCCTGGTTGGCAAGCATCAGGTACACGGATTTCCAGATTTGATCCAAAAGGATCACGCACTGCGACAGAACACCCGATCCAGGCATCAACCACAGACAGTGTTTTTTCTGCATAAAGATCCCCGTTACGAAGTTCAAAATTATCATAGGGCTGAACACGGATTCGTACATAAAGATCGCCGGGTGGCAGTTTGGGGTTAATTGTACTACCCTGGCCACTGTATTTCACAGCATCTCCAGTTTGAGAACCAGGCGGAATAGTGATATTAACGGTGCGAGTTTTTCCGTTGTCATCGATCTCAATAGTTTTAGTGCATCCCTGAATATGCTCTGCAACTGTGATCATAATGGCGGCTTCAAAATTGGGATTCGCAGGTCTATACCCAAACCCCTGTGTGCTGAATTTTTCAAAGATTTCTTTAAAGAAATCTTGTTCATTGAAATTTGAGAAAGGATGTGAGTTCTGACTATGTGTTTGATTTTTTTGGGGATTGGTCAGCTGCTGATAAGCGTTTTGTATTTCCATAAAACGATCAGGATCACCACCTTTGTCGGGATGATGATCCTTTGCCAATCGTCTGTATGCCGCTTTGATTTCATCTGCTGAAGCAGTCTGGTCTATCCCCAGTACTGTCCATGGATTGGGCATGTTTACTTGTTGTCTGCTGCGTTCTTGGCTTCCTGAATTTCAGCTCTGCGAGCCTTGGCCAGTTTGCCCATGTCACCCAGTGCTTTGCGAGCACGAGCGGCAGCAGCCTTTACTCCCTTGCTTTCAAACTTCTCAGTTTCAGCAACATAAGTCTCATAAGCAGAAACAATTTGTTCATGTAGTGTCATTGATGTTTATACGCTCCTCTGAATAGTTATTTTGTTGAATACTCTGTGCTGAAAAATTCTCGCTAAAACCGTTTGGCTTTGGGAAATCCAGATTTGCTTTTTACTGGTGTGTCTGGAGTGGTATCCACACTGATGTTAATTTGTGGTTGTACATAGGGCTGCGGCGCTGGCTGTGCAACCGGTTGCGGCGTTGGTGTATATACTGGTTCACTGTAACCGGGATTTACGCCAGGGTTAGCAGGCATCTGGTTAAACTGTGGTGGTGTGTTTTGTATGGGCTGAGGGAACTGACCAGTGTTAAACTGATTGTTCTGCGGCGGCACATACTGTGGAATCAGTGGACCAGTTTTTGCGTTTGTATCCCAACTACCAGGCATTTCGGGCATTCCGCCAGTGTCGGTACCAGAAATTTTTTCCTGACCTCGGCTCCAAGCACTAACACCAATCACAGCACCCATGGCAATATGAAACATGCCGCCACCCTGGATGGTTAGTGGTTGCCACTGTATGTAAGGTTGGTGAGTTGCTACACTATAGATTCCTAACAGAATAGGCCCTAGCATGAAATCAAATAGAACAATAATAGCATAGTTCCAGGCCATAAGTGGGCGCCAGAGTTCTTTAAGATAGCCGTCCACGCTCTTGTATTTTTCGGCTCGTCGAGCAATTAAACCCATTGTAATTCTCCTTGTTTGAATTTTACCCTTGAGGCATTACTATGCCATTCTTAAATCGTTCCAGTGCAGCCACATACTGTACCATACTGTGACTGTCCACATATCCCAGTGTATCGTCAGTGGCTGCTCTTTTCCAAGCAGTGAGACGATCCCATTCTCGGTTGAATACATTATGGTTAGGTACCACGTTACCCCAACTGTTGATGTAATGCATTTCACCAAAATGCCCGTATCCCATAAGCACTCCAGGGCTACGAGGAACTATGTCCATATTATTGACCCAGCGATGATGTTCAATACCAGCACAAGTCAAACGACTGCCCAGCATACTAAATGCACGTGGCGCCCCATAGGTATAAAGTTTTTGTGGTTTAATCATTTCAGGATCGTGTAACATGCGCACAGCCATGATGCTGGCCATTGCTCCGCCCAGACTATGTCCAGCAAAAAACACAGGCTTATAACCATCTTCCAGGATGTGATGTTTTACTTCATCCCAAAGATTGTCCACGCTCTGGCGAAATCCTGCATGTACCATACCCAAACGAGGTTCTTTAGCGTACCAGACTTTGAGGTCAGCTATTGCATCACGTGGGTCAGATACTTCTGTTCCACGACATACCACAATGTTCTCGGTGCGATTTTCCAAAATGTATCCCTGAGAACCATTACGATCCAGGAAAGTTACATTGGTGTACCCTAGTTTTTTAAATTGTGGACGAGCTTCTTTGGGGGCTTGATAACACAGTCCACTTAACACTGCAAAAAACCAACTCTGTTCAGCAAAGGAAAGGTCTTTAACTCCAGGCATTTTTGATCTCCTTTTGGTATATTATATTTACACCATTTGAGACCAAAATAGTATAGTGTTATTTCTTCACATACTGTGGTATCAGTTTAGCCAGCCGTTTTTTAGCACCAGCGGCTGGTTGAGTGTTATTGCTAATAGGATTGGCTGGTGGTGCAGCAGTGGGCGCGGATGCGGGTGTTTCGGCAGGTTTGGCCACAGGCGTTTCGGCAGGTTTTGTGACTGGTGTATTGGTTTGTGCAGCCTGCATCTGAGCTATTATACTGGCAGGAGGAGTTAGGCTTTCTGGATTATCCGGAACCCCATAGTAGCTCTTCAATGCGAAAATCACTGATTTTTGTTGAGAAACATAACCGCGTATCTTGGTCATGTTAATGCTTAGAGCTTCGTAACCTTTTTCATCCAGTGCAAAAAATACTGGTTGTAATCCACTGTCTTTGATTTTTTTCATTTGTTCCTGAAAGTTGGATTCCGTAACGATTTGCCACCGCATACCGTCCAGTTGTAGTGGTGGGATAGCAGGCAGATCAATGGGTTTTCTGTCAACCGGAGCAACTTGAACTTGAACTTTGCGACTAAAACAACTACTTAGCAGCAACAGGTTTAGGCTGAGCAAGCAGGTCAGGACAAAGTGAATTGGTGATTTTGCCATTGCGTTCTCCTTCGGATAGTGGACTGCCAGTTAATAGTTCAAAGCACCTCAATTGTTCCAACGTACCACGGTTTACTGCTCGTTCTATGGTGTCGGTTTTTTCTACCGCAGCTTTTCCTAATGTGGTTACTGCACCAGTGGCAGGGTCAGTTCTGGGTCCCAGTTTTGTTCTCATATCATCAATACTCTGCTGGGTTCGTTGCATTGCACGATTTACTTCGCCTCTGAGCTCAGTGGCTTTTTTGATGTCTTTTTCTATCTGTTCACGTATGGCTTTTTGCTGCTCTACTTCTATTTCTTTACGAGCAATTTCAGCAGCCTGTTCTTGTAATTTTTTCTGACTGCTGCGATAATAAAGCCAAAATCCCAGCATCATGACTGCTAGTCCAACACCCACAATAGCCATTAATTTTGCTCGCATGAACATAAGAGATCCTTTTAGATACCAGCTAGATTTTGTAATTGCTTGAGATCCTGGTCTTCCACAGGTGCAGTGGATACTGGTAACCCTGCTGCTGTTTTAAGATCATCAATGGGTTTTTGATAGCGTTTACGATATTCTTTAGGGCTCAGCGGGACAATGTTATCAAAATTTTCTTTGGTGAAAGGCTGGTACTCTTTGTCTTTCATAAATTTGAATTTCCACTGGTTGGGATTAATACCACTGGCTGCTTTGAGATCGCTGAGTATCTTGTGTATTTTTTCATACATTGTGGTTCTTCTAGCCAGTTCCATAAACACCAGATAACGGTTGATACTGATCTCACTATTACTGATATCAGCATCCAGAACAAAATCATAACCACGTTCCAGAAAATCCACCAGGTCACTTGCAGCAACTTTGTCATCCACTGTGAAGCTGATTACACAATTTTTGTCATCACGACTCATTTTGCTTTTGTATTCATCCACATGAATCCAATTTTGCAAAACATTTTCCAGATCGCCCACTTCAAAACTTTCAGTTAGATGTTTCATAATCCCAAACCTCCAGTTTGCTCTTCTCCAGCGGCTCCTTGCATTTCGTCTGATACCTGCTGATCCACTTGATCGCTGTTGACACCCTGTTTGTCCAGATCTTTCTCGTATGCAGCATCAATGTCATCCAGATCCACTGTGCTGTTTAGTACATCTGCCACACCGCGTTCAATGTCTTTGATCAAACTCTTGGGTAAATCAATGGTTACTAACCATATCTGCTTTTGTGCAATACGGGGTTTTTTAATACCAGGACGATAGTCATCAGCTGATTTAACCTCAATAGGGTACAATAACCAATCTTTGGACCACTGCACACGGGCTCCAAAGTTCAGTAATCGTTCAGCACCAGCTGGGTCTGGCATCATACCATAGGGCCACATAAACGTGCATTTTACACGATACTTGCCAACTTCAGGCCCCTGAACCAGCTCACCAGTCTTCCAGTTCATAAAAGCATACAGATTCATTTCGTCCAGCACTCTTTCAAAATCCAATAGAGTATTCAGAGAAGAGCTGGACATGCTCACTTGTTTTATGTTTTCAATAATTTCTTTCAGCTGAGTTGCCATCTTTTATTGCCTTCCATTTATTTATACTATCTGAACGAAAAGGCATACTGTTTACTTAGTCAAAATTTTCAGCAAAAACACATTGTGGTGAATATTTTTTCATATCGCTTAAATATCATAGACATCCACTAAATCCAGGGAGGACTTGATGTCGAAGAAAAGACAGCAACAAAAAGCGGCAACTAATGCCAACAACACGATCCAATTTGATCGAGTACAGAAAAATTCCCTTAATATTGTACCTCGAAACACTGTCCAAGAGGAATATTTGGACTTGCTCATGGACCCCACTAAGTATATTGTTTTTGCAGTGGGTCCTGCAGGTACCGGCAAAACTCTCTTGGCCATGATGGCTGGCATACAAGCCTTGCGTGATGGCACAGTAAAACGATTGATATTAACCAGACCAGCCGTGGGAGTAGAGGGTGAAAGCCATGGTTATTTGCCTGGTGACCTCAATAGCAAAATGGCACCATGGACTCAACCACTGTTTGATATCATCAGAGAATGTTATGATATGAACCAAATTGAACAAATGATCCAGAATCAAACCATTGAGCTAGCACCTCTGGCATACATGAGAGGTAGAACTTTCAAGAATGCTTGGGTAATAGCTGACGAGATGCAAAATGCCACACCTGCCCAAATGAAAATGTTGCTTACCCGCATTGGTGAAGGTAGCAAAATCATACTCACTGGTGATCTTGCACAAACTGATCGCAAAGCATCCCAAAACGGGTTGCTGGATTTTAAAACTCTAGTGTCTCAGATAGGAAAATGCCGCTTTGTGAGCGGAATTGAATTCAATTACAATCACATCGAGCGGCATCCTGCTGTTGCTGAAATTTTAAAAATTTACGGCGAAACTGTTTGATCTGAAATAGTCTCGGTATTTGGTTCCGCTGCTGGTTGTTGTGGATGTTCAACTGGCAGCGGACCAGACGTTTCGGGTACAATTTCATTACCTTGTTCGTCAACGGCCTTGATGCCCACGGCTGCAAAGATACGATCAAAGTAAGTTTGATAGTTCTTATAGAAATAGGCAAACACCATGTCAAAATCAGTGCCAATGCGATCAGCGACACTGCATTTCAGCATCTGCTGGCCAAAAATATCCAGCACCACGTTGTTTTCCCTGAGGTCTTTATCAGTGGGTTTGATCACGAAATTTACCGATTCGTCCCAGCGAAAATTTTCTTGGTCTAGAATATAGCCCTTTTCGCTGGTTCTTTTTGGGTCCCGAGGAACCTTGTAGTATTTTGCTAGTAGATACATAGTCTTCCTTAATTGATTTGTCCTAATTCTGTGAACATGGCTGCTACGTTGATTTCGTGATCAGCAACCATGCTGGCGTTCACTGCTGCTTTGCGTATAATCAAAATAGCCTGATCCTGTCCCTCTGGTGTTTTGCTCCATAATTCCAGGTTCTGATAAGCCCAGGTGATCAGTTCCTCAACATCATCTGCAGATATATTGTTGCATATCAGATTACGAGCTTCACGAATTTTACCACTCTTGAACAAGTCAGTAGCAGTGATACGATAATCCGCAGTGCCAGTATGAGCTTCTTTGCTCAACGTCAACTGGCCGTTTATGGTATTCATTTGACAAATGTTGATGCATTTTCTAAGATCAGGAAACGTGGCTTTTACATAAGTGTCTAGAATATCTAAAGTTTGTTCAGTAAACTCCACGTTTTCATTGATAAGAATTTCTGCTATGCGTTGAGTGAACCCAGTGATGTTGAGTTTTTCAATATGAAACCCCTGACACCGACTTTTGATAGCTGGCAAAATTTTGTGCGGAAGATTGCAGGTCAAAATAAATCTAGCCGTGTCAGCATGAGTTTCCATGATGTTTCTCAAGCCAGCCTGTGCTGGCTGACTCAAGTGATCGGCTTCTTCCAGCAAAACCACTTTGCTGGGACCAAAGGGCATAGTGCTCACGAAGTTCAAGATATTGGTTCTGATATTTTCAATACCAGTTATTGCACTGGCATTGATTTCCAACATATCATAGGGATGTATGTTTATAGCACCAATCAATATTCTGGCCAGTGTGGTCTTGCCAGTACCTGGTCCTCCGCTAAACAACAAATGGGGGATCTGTTGATCCTGTATCCAATTTTCAATCTGAAGTTTCTGCTGCTCACCAGCAAACACATACCCCTCAAGTGTCTTGGGGCGGTATTTTTCTACCCATAGATCTTTCATGTTCTTATTTTATATATTCCTTCTGATTATCGATGTTTAAGAGTCCAGTACGCAACTGCTTGACTTATCATTTCTTTCAGTGAGGGATCTCGCTCACTATCCACCAACATATCCAACAATTCTACCAATTGGAATTCTGTGTACTGGTTTTTATTCCAAAACGAAGAACGCCTTATTCTTATGGTTTTGCCACCATTGGGACTTTCGTATATAAGTTCTTTGAGGTGAGTGCTGCGATCGTGATGGCTATTCATGTTCTATCTTATATATTATACAAGTGGCGTTGCTGAGATTTTTTGTATTAGATTTTCAACCCCATCTCAATACAAACATAGTAGCATACCGCTCATTACTGGTTATCAGTGTTGGACAACCGTTTACAATATCAATTAGCCATTGTTCATGCTGATCAAAAGTTAACACACACCAATCAACTATTTCGATTACTGAGTTGGATTTATTGGATGAGATTATATATTTTTGCATCTACTGCTAGCTCTATCTCAATGCAAACATGGTAGCGTATTGTTCATTATCAGTGCTTATGAACCATTCTTTGCGGCTACTTATTCCTTGCCAGTCTATCCACCATGATTGTTTATCAGCAAAATTTTCACAACACCATTCAGAAACTTCACCCAGCTTGCCTTCCCAACTGTATGCATCAAATTTTACAATTTGGTGTTTGTGCCTTATATTAGGCACTTTACTCGGCATCGTCTGATTCATCGTCTTCGTACTCCTCAATCTCCCAAATCTCATCATCTTCGGTCTCATCATACAAACGATAGTATTGTTCGTAAGGGTTCAAAATTCGCATGGCATAAGATGGTAAAGTTAGTGTCAGCAGCGTTATATCCGTATCCTTGTAGAATTCACTGATATAAAAGTTGTTGCCGCAAATGCCTTTAACCAGCAGGATCTTGCCCTGTTTGAGCTGATGATTTTCAACGGCTCGATTCACACTGTCTGCATACAAGGCGCCATACAAAACTCTGATGGGCGGTTTTTTATACTTGAGACGAGCAATGTCATTAGAGGTAGGTTTGGTAATTGTTGCACAATTATCTTGATCAATACGCAACACACATTTGCGAATTTTGATGCTGCCCTTGGTGTGATTGGAGTCAGGTGTTTCTTTTGTGCTCCAGGGCATTTCGCAAGAGACGTGGTTAACATAATAAGAACGCCCACGTGCCTTGATGGTCCACATTGGGATAGTTGGGTCTTCTAAATGTTTCTTGTTGAAATGAAAAATCAGGTCATTTGCAAGTAGTTCGGTAATCTACGTCATATTATTCTCCTAGTATATCAAAAATGTTAGCGTATTGATATTTATCAATTTTTAACCCTTCCCAAGACCATTCAAATACTGTTCGTTTATAACACCATTCTAACCACACACGCTTTTTAGAAATAGTAGTGACAGGGTACCATGCGAACCATTTATTCCATTCAGTTACACAGCCATGATAGCTTGATAAATCATACATAAAAATAGTTGGTGCGCCCGGTGGGACTCGAACCCACGTCCCGGGGTTTTAGAGGCCCTGCTACACCCTACAGCTTCGGGCGCACTTTAAATTTTATTGCCAATCCAGTGGCAAAATCAAGTTGGGAGGCGGAGCATGAAACAAAGCTCGGATATAAGCCTCAGGATAATCAGCTAGCCCGCAACCCACTTTGGTCAGCAAAAACGTCAATTGAGGATTTTGGTAACAAAACTCGTACAGCTTGATTACGGATGCTGCAAGTTCCTCCCAAGTGAGTTGATCCAACCTTCCGTTAAGTGTGGGGAAAGCATAACACTGTCCGGTTAACCCCTTGCCTACTCCCAACTCAGCACCCCATTGGCGATGTGCCTGCAGGGCGGCGCCTGCACCATGCCGCCCTGCCGTATTGGAACCGAACACAAAGATTTCGTTCGGTTCCAGCTGAGTGATTACTTCAGCTTGAGGCATTGTTAGTTGCCCTGACCTTCCGCTTCGGTGTTGGCATTTTCCTGCACTGCCGCAGTGAACGCTTCAGCCGGATCCACGCCCAGCTCGCCAATCACTTCGTACCGGCAGCAGCGGCCCTTGGTGTCGCCGTAGTCAGCGGGAATCGAAACCACATCGCGAGGATTGATCTTGAGGATCATCACCCGTTCGCCACTAAAGTGATTCAGATAATCCTGACTGCAGAAGTGCAAGCCAGTGCTGCAGGTGCGATCCTTGTCGTCATCCACCTGGTTGCGTTCCATCTCCACCGTCTTGCCCACGCTGTTGTCGAAAGTACCGCTGTACACATCCTTGTAGTCTTCGCGAACTTTCTTGTAAGCCAAGAAGTGTCCGTCGGAAGTAATAGGCAGCTGGCCCTTTTCCAGGAAACCGTACAGCTCAGTCACAGCTCGCTTGCTGGGGTTCTGCATAAGGTTCTCCATGAAGTTAATCATGGGCTCAATGGGGAAGCCTTCCTGGAACATCTTGATCAGGCGCAGAGCCAAAACATTGTGGAACTCCTGATCCTTCCAGAACATCTTGTCGCCCTGGATGCTGATATTGCCAGCACCGTAGTTGAGCACGATCTTCTTGGGTTCAACCAGGTCCTGAACCTGCTGCCAGTCGTTGGCCTTGATGGCCTCTACAATCTTATCGTAGGCAATATGCGCCCGATTGATCGTGTGTGAATTAGTCCCAATCACAATCACAATGTTGGAACCCTGAATCAAATATGGAAAAGACATAAAATCTCCTCTTGTGTGTATTTACTTCTGGTCGATGAGGTTAATATATTCCACCACTGCTTCGAAGTCCATACGGAAATCGTAATGAACGTAACGCAATAGAGGATAACGTTTGAGCACTTGTGCAGCTTCTTTCTTTATCAACTTTATCTGCTCTGTCACGGGCGACTTAATTCCAAAAATTTGGAACAAATCGTTTAAGCTGTTGCCATCAACCACGCCTTGATCTTTAAAGTTCAGCTTCTCACTTAATTGACGATAAGCACTGTTGGGGCTCAACTGATCTGCTACACGTTTATTGTAGCAAAGTTTTTCGTAGCAGTCAATGGATTGTCTAAACAAATTCCCAACCTTCTTGGTGTCGAACGTTGTGAGAGACTCAACCATAAACTGTTCAAGATTGATCCAATTGGGCATAGCCTGAACCTTGCTGAGATCAGCCTTCCGAACACCGTAGATATTCAGTGTGTTAAACAACCCAGATTTCTGTATTTTGTCGTAGAGCATCTTGATGTCAGAGATTTTGAAATCGCTGATCACTTCATAGTTGCTCAAGGGCATATAATAAAACTTGGCGTCGGTGTCAAAACTTGCCAAGTCACTAGTTGCCTGCCAAACCAGTTCCCTTCGAGCAGAATAGCTGCCGTGGTTGCGTGGTTGCAGCATCAAAATAGTCACATTGGATGCTCTGGCTTTGCGCTCTTCTTGATCCAACGAACTGACTTTCTGGATCTGTTTGGCCTGTGGATTGTAGATTGCATCATAGAACGCTTGAACGTTCATGGGTTTCTTACGATCCAACGGATCCAGGACGAAGAACGTATTGCGGATATTGTTTTTTCGAGCATGATACTGAGTGCGCTGTAAGGCTCCAACTTTGGTATCATTTTCCACAAACATATGTCCAGGGTCGATCTCGATGTTCCAACGTTTTATGTTTTGATTTGTATTATAATCATACTCATTGCTGGCTTTCAGCCTGTTTAGAGTGCTATAGTATCCAGCTGACCGAAACGACGACAAATTGATGTTCCATTCAACCAACTGGGTTTCACTGAGCTTTATGATCTTGGAAACGAGTCCACGTGTCCAAGAATAAGCAGGATGAGGATTTCTTGTCAGATATTCTACTATCACTGAACGCCATAGTTTGTGTCGACTCTTTTCCTGTAGTAGTTCGAATCGTTCCCAAACATTATCCACACACCCAACACTCTGAACCAGTCGATCAAACAGTGCTGAGTTTAGCTGTTCCAGTCGTTGGCGAATATTTTTGATAGTATTCGCGTCGTAACTGAGGCCCTCACGGCTGGCTTGAAAATCCAGTTCCCCGATGTTAAATTCAAGTACCAGATTGCAGTTCAATAACTCGGACAGATGCTTCAAATTTTCTTGTGCATTGGGGATCTGAATCGGATAGGCAATGTTTCCCATGACCGCATAACAAGCGCCTTGACCGACGCCGTGATACACTGAAGCTTCAAAAAGGTGAACACCTGGAATCAAATTTTGTTCAACGTATTTTACTTTGTAATCCGTCACATACTGGGCAAAATGATCGTTGCCGTAAACCTTTGGTATCAGCTGAAACCAACTGTATACATCTACTGCTTCGTCGCGGAACTTGGAAAAGTCTTGACCATTTACGCTGAACTTGATTTCCACGCCATTGGGTTCATCAGTCTGCATGCTGCTCATCAGCGCGATGCTGGGTACTCCCTGCTCGTTAATAAAAGCAGTGTATACACCACAAACACCATCCTTTACCGCAGTCACTGTGAAGTTGTCAGTGTAGCTAAACGGACTCTTGCTGCCCAACCCCAGTGCGCCGATAAATTCGTTGCTGGTGGTCTTGGTACTTTCGAAGTAGGTGGTGTAGATATTGGTCACTTGATCGTGATTCAAACCCACGCCATAATCCCGGATACTAAACCAGGGCTCAAACCCGTTGGGCAGGTGAACATCAAAAGGAAGGTCGGGGCAACCAGCAGCCACGTGACTGTCAACTGCATTGCAGCTGAGTTCGCGGATGATAGCTCGAATCTTGTTCGCATACAGGCCACTGCTTAAAATTTGGAAACTTTTTGCCGTCGCTTTGATAGCAAAATTGTTCACTTGAGCGACGTTGCTGAGTACTGCATTATTTTCAGGTGTGTTGTTGATAATCATGTGTTTTTAACCAACCAAGGACAATTTCTTTTCAATCATCTTCTTTTCCAGTGCAGCAAAAATTGCTGGGAGAAACTTATCAGGAATTGAAATTCGATTACAAATTTTTCCATCGCTGTCGACGCAGCGAATATCTGTCATACCCAAAGCGTCTGCATCATCGCAAACTTCAAAACGGTCACCGGAATCGTCGTCCCAAATTTTATAACAAACTTCCGTCGTAATTCGCGCCATTTGTTTTCCTTGTGTAGTGTGTGTTTTCTGCTACTCTTTTAGTATAGCAAATTGGGCAAGCAAATGCAACCAAATTGTTTACTATTTGGAGATGACGTACCAGGTCAACTGTTCAGGCAGAATCTTCACCAGCTGAACAGGGTATTGCATTTTAGATCCAGGATAGCTGTTAATTTTAACTCGAATTTGCTTGGGAGTAAATTTTTCAATTACCCCAACATCGTACGAACGATATCCGTCCTGAATTAAGATAACATGATCGCCAATGGCCAGCTCTTGATTTAAGAAATCTTTCATCGAAACTGTCTCCTGTGTGCTGTGTTACTGCTACTCTTTTAGTATAACAGTTTGGGCAATCTGGGTCAACCAAATGCAAATTTAATTGCCTTTGGTTTTCAACAGTTTATACAGAAACGTCGAATACAGTTTCTTGTATTTCGTAACTGTACCCATTGAGGCCGTCCAGTTTACGACGTTCCTGTTCGCACTGAACGTAGAATTCAGCTTTTTCGCGATAAGCAAACACTTTGTCAAGGTTTTTGTACTCTTTATTTTCATAAAGAGGAGAGTAGATTTCAAATACAACCCAAACTGGTGTCATATTGATCCTTTGTTTTCAACAACTTACACAGGGCGGCTGATCTGGTCCAAAATGGCCCACAGATTGCCCAGTGCAGGGTACTGGTTGATATGATTTGCGTTGTAAAGAGCATTTCGGAACTTGGGGTACTCAGCACAGTACTTAGAGTACATGCTGCTACCCTGTTTCTGGCTGTAGCGAGTGTTGGCAATGCGGTCCGCAACCTTAACAATCACAGCCAACGGATTGGCTGCAATTTTGGGGTAGGTGCGTTCAGCACGTTCCCGGCGGTTCTTGCCCAGTTCGTTGGTAACGTCGTACACCACATCAGCTGTGGCTTCGCCCACTTGGTTCTTCAGGTCGTTGTAGGTGATAGAGGTGTCTTCCAGCAAATCGTGGCAAAGAGCAGCCTTCATAATCACGTCGTTGTCGCCAAACAGCGGCAGCAACACGTTGTACACATCCATCAAGTGTACTGAGTAGGGCTGGTTGTCGTAAAACAAATTGCGTTGAGCGTGCAAATTGCTGGCGTAGTCTGCGGTGTTTTGATGTTGTTGTTTCATTGTTCTTTTAGTATAGCAAGTTGAGCGGGGTTAGTCAACCAAACTGCAAAGTTTTAGGGCAGATATTTTTTGAAGACCTTGTAAGCAAGTTCCTCTACACGATCACGACGCCGCCAGTAAGCAGTCACAAAATCAGGAGAAGGCACTGCACGAAGTCTACGTTTCCACATAGCAACACTATAACAGCTATATTGTTCGGCCGCTGCTTTGGCGGTATGGTACCACCGGCCATTGATCTTAACCGACGGGCGATTTTGAATGGTGATTTTGTTTTTCATTTTCTTACCATTCTTTGCGATCAGTACACTCGGTGTAGCCAGCCATGTACTCAGCCACTTCTTCTGCCGAAGTGACCAGCACTTCTTCTCCGCAGTAGGTGCCCTCAGGCCACCAATGTGGTTTGGGTTCACGCCCATAGTAAGCGTCAGCGGCACCGCGGTCATAAAAGCCACCGTGCCTGTTACGGTCAAATTGAGGAAGCGTTGTGTTTTCCATTACTCTTTTATGATAGCAAACAGGCTAAAAATTGTCAACCAAATTTAAAAATCACAAAGGCCGACTAAAAGTCGGCCTTTGGGTGGTTATTCAGTTGTATCCAGTATGGTTTGGTTATAGGAAACCAGTCCGCAAACCAAACCATCCTGGGGTTAAGGTTGGAGGTTAGACCAGCTCGGCGCTGAGCACACGCTCCCAGCGAACGCTGCGCCATTCGGACTTCTGGGTGTCCCAAACAGCCTGCATCTGATCATTGCTGCGAGCAGCCTTGGTGGCTTCCGTAGCCGGCATCTTGTCAGCCCGGAGGGTGGCGTGAATGTCACGAATCGTGCCATCAGCCTTCTGATACCGCAGGCAAACCACGCCTTCCGTGAGCCGCGTCTGAACCATCTGCTTTTGAGTGTTTGTCATGTGTTTTTTCCTTAAAGGACGTTTTAACTACTCTACAAGTCTAGCAACTGCCCTGGCTGCCGTCAACAAAATTTCTAAAAATTTTTGAATTTTGGTTAAGCAGCATTTCCGTTAATGGTGTCGTCGGATCCTGGATTTTCGTCGCTCACTGCCAAGATTGCATCCACTTCCACTCGGCGTATCACCAGCTTTTCACCCGCAGGTTCAGTGAGCTCCACACCACGAGTCCAACGTCCATGCTCAATCAAAACATATTGGCCCACAGTGATGTCCTTTTGTTCGTGGCCCACCGCGTATACCTTGGCCCACCGGGGTCTGATACCACTGCTGCGAGCGTCGTCGCCCAGCAGCACGATTCCGCCCTGGGTGACTCTTTCACCAAAATGCATGTCCTGCACAATCACATGGTCGTGCAAGGCTTTGATATTTCCCTGAGTCTTAAACATGAGTTACTTTTTTTCTCCAATTGGGGGTTTTGCATCTGCAGACACACTGACTTCCACCAAAGCACTGGATTTGCGACTTTTTTCTGGTGGTTTGGGCACAGTGCTATGCAGCTTGTAGTATTCAGTCATTCTTTGATTGCGAGTTTTGGTAATTTTTCCAGTGGTGGGGCTGAGTTCGTCACCACGAGCATTGACTCTCATGTTTCCCACAGCCACAGTTTTTTCATTTTTAGATTTGAGTGCTTCCATATCAATCGGAACGCCATTTGAAGTTGTTACAATGTTTGCCATAGTTTTTCCTTTGTGTTTTTATTTAAGAAATTCTGCGATATCCAGATCCCAATACAAACTGTTGATCTGATGTACTCCTATTTTGTAAAGTGCGAAGCTGGCTACACTGCTACCGCGTCCTACTCCCATCACAATATCGTGTTGTTGAAACACTGTGACCATGTAATGAAGGTACCTCAACAGATCCAGTAGACCATAATCTAAATAAAGCAGCAGTTCCTGCCCCATGCGCTGGAGCTCTGCCTGGTCATTGCACCTACTGAGCAAAAGTTCAGCAATGTCCAGTTGTTGGAACTCCGTGGGCATCTGCCAGTTTGATTGCATTTTTTCGTGCATGTCAGCGGGATCAGCAGTCTCCAACCAAGCATGTACGATGTTTAAATCACTATATGTGTCAGTGACACCCAAATTGTGTTTGAGTGGATCCAGTACAAAAACTCCAGACAAATCCTTGTTGGGATCTGTACGGATTAAATCCAGCAGTTCAGCCTGAGACCAACCCACTTGGCCACACGCATTAATCTTCATCAGTCTGTTTTCCGCCATTGAAAACTTCAGCATTAAATTTGGGAGATTTCCGACCCTTCTTGATATCTATTACTTCTGCTGCACGATCTGGAATAAATTCATAAGTTTCTTCAGTTTCAGCAGTTTCCTCCCAACCCAGTTCTAGATCTTCCCAGGTAGTCACAGTGATGTCACCCACTGCATCAAATGTCATAAGATCACTGCGATGCCACCAGGGGATTCGATTTTTACGTCGACCCTTTAATTTGGTTCCTTTGGCAAAAGGACCCATAGCGTCGCCGGCTTCAAATTCATACCAAACCTGGTCACCAAATTTACTACTGATTCTTACTTTGTTACAGGTAATAGCATCTTCCAGAGCTGCATTGATTTTGCAGTACAGAGCAATGCCAATCACCTGATCATAGGCTTCTTCTGGAAGCACTACCATTTTTTCTGGGTAGATATCAGTGAGTTTTTGCATCAGGGGATTATTATGACTTATGAAAATACTGTGAGCAAAAAGTTCATTCACAATCACTTTCATTCGTTCGAAAGCAATATTTTGATGGCGTGCATTTTCGCTTTTGGTCACCATGTGTAAATCTACTGAAAAATGATTGGGGAAAATTTTATCATCATAAGCACATATTCCCAAAAAATCACTGTGCCAATCCAATTTTACATTCATAATAGATTCCTAACTGATATCAATCACATCTGATATCTTTTGATTTTTGCTGAGTTTTTCTAACAACGCCTGATTGCGTCGAATCTGTTCTGCTGCCAACGATTCACGAATCATGATAGCTTGTTGAACAACACTACCATTTCCATTACCACGCAATACCATATTTATTTTGGAGATACGTTCCTGCAACTCCTGATCAGTGAGAGTAGTGAGATCCTGGAGCAAAGGGTGCATTAAAGGTCCCCCGCCTTTCTGTTTTCACTGTAGTAAACATTAAATTTACCACCAGGATATCTGGACTGAAGTTTGTTGACATTTTCTGCAATCACCTGATTGGGGTCCAGACCCAATGCAATACAGGCTTGAATCCAGTACCACATGATGTCTCCCAATTCTCTCATAAGATGAAAATGAGTTTCAGGGTTAAATGATTTGCCCTGAAACATCACTTTCTTTAGTATTTCATTGAATTCGCCAGTTTCGCTGCTAAGACCAATTCCAGCAGTGAGCAGGCGGGGGACATTAAAATTGCTGGCGTGTGCGGCCATTACATCATCCAAGTGGTCCTGGTTCTTACTGGGGTTACTGGTAACCCCATCTACAAATTGTTTGTAAGCGTTGAGATCTACGTTCATATGTGTATTTACTCAGCATAACACAGATCCCAGAAATATTCAATTAGTAACCCAATTGTGTTGCTATTAAACTTGCGCCCTGAATCACAGTAAAAGTGTTGCCACTGGTTTTGGAACTCACGCTCACTGTGACGTTACCAGTATGAGTAAATGTTCCAGTAATGCGAACAAACTTAGCACTGGTACTGCTGGTTGTGACTGTACTGCCAGTGCTGTCTGAAGTGATTGCTGTGTTTGCTGTGAATGCACTAGTGGGTCCAGCTTGTTGTTCCACCACATAGTAACAGGTTCCTGCGCTGAAATTCATTGCCAAACTATGAGTGTCTGTGCTTCCGTTGGAATGAATAATGGGCAAAGCTGCTTCAAACTTGTAGACTTTATTAGCCAAAGCAGTAAAAGACAATGTGCCCACTGTGGAATTTCCCACCACCACAAATGAATTGCCGGTTATTACTGCATTCGCAGTCAGATACTTCACAATGGGTTTGGGTTTGCTATCCACTTCTCGTACAGCAATGGCGCCGCCAGCATCAGCGGTATCAAAAACCAGATCATAATAACCAGTGCTGGGGAATGTGATCACACGGGTGGTGTGATCATAGTTGGACAGAGCTCGATCGTACAATGAGATAGCCGCTGGCAGGGTGATGGTGTGAGTCACGTTTGTTACATTAACTCTGAGTTTCAGTTCGCCGTACTTTCCACTGGGTGGTAGGTTGCTGAATGCCAAAGTGCTGGATACGCTAGACCCACTCAGTGTCACAGTCTGAAAACTACCATCAGAATAATCAATAGTAAGGGTTCCAGCGGTAGTAACAGTACCTTTGGTAGCAGTGGTCAAGCTACAATCTTTAAATACCGCCCCTTCCAGGATTGCATCAGCTAAATTGTTGCTAGTAGCTGATGGTGTGCTGCCGTAGGTTAACGGAGCTTTTACCACCACTTTGTCCATGAGATCATTGATTTCACGAGCGGTTACTGTAAAATTATTCTTGATACTGGTGAAATTATCTCTGAATCCCTGGCTGTTGTTATCAACTCCAGCTACTGGATAATTCTGATTAATGCTATTGGGTGTGATTTGACTAGACATCTACTATTCCTCTATCTATGATAGTGCTGTGAATGAACTTAATGTATTTAGTGCCTTGATCTGTTTCCAGGTATGTATCTGTGTTCTGATCAAAGAATTCTGTGGTTCTGTTATCAAAAACTGTGCCATCTGCCGCGTTCATCTGTGAGTCACGATTGATGAAACCCGGCACCGAATAACCAATCCCCAGTGTTGCTGGATCCACCAAACTCACAACCTGCCCGCCGTGGCGAACACCAGAGCGCACAATCACACTGTCAAATGTTTCGCCAGTGTAACCAAGTGACTGTTCAAACCTCAAAGTGATAATGCCTGATTCATTTTCCAGCATTCTCCAGATACCAGCTCGCTGATACTGATCTTGTGGAGTGTCCAACAGCACAAAATAATCTGCCGGGAAAGAGGGTTCTGCGCTGTGTGCGTAGACACAAACATAATATGCTCCGTTGTAGCTCACTATGTCTCCCTGAGTATAAGATGAACCGCTGCTCCATACTGTGTATGCTCCTGGTGTAGTAAATGTCAGTGTATCACCGTCATTTAATGTTTGTACACTATTGAGTGTGACAGCTCGGGTTACGGCATCTATGGAAGTCACAGTGGGCGATCCTGCGATAGTACCACCACTCACTGTTTGACCCACTGTGATCAAATATACAGAATCCAATATCACTGTTTGACTTGCGACAGTATTTCCAGTTACCACCGCGGTAACTGTTTGTGTTTTGGTAAGTTCAGTGTATCCCGGAATTATTCGATAGGTTTCGTAATTGTCACCGTACAGATCCACAAAACTGACCTGCGTTCCAACGTCCAGTGTTTGCCCAACGTCCAGTGTTTGCACAACACTCAGTGTAACAGTGTTGAGAACCGTATCAACAGCAGTTACTACTGGTGCTCCGATTATGCCAGTGCCTTGTGCAGTCATTCCTTCACGAATTCTGTCCACGCTATCCACAGTAATAACGGTGTTTGAAGTCGTGGACGCAATCAAAGTCACCAGTTCAGTTTCATCAAAACTGGGATTGAGTCTTCCCCAACCATCGTAGTCGGGGAATTCTTCAATTTCCGAAGCAGCAAAATTTTCCTGTTTGTAAAATACCAAAGTCTTGTTGTGTAAGCTGCCACGAGCACCATCCACCACACCAGCAATTTGTAGATCTCGCATCAGTTTTCCATTGATCTGGCAGAATGGTGAATCCACAGCAAAGTCCACTTCTCCCACAATACGAATTGGCACATTGTCATCTATTATTATTTGATCCCAAGTAGTGGGTTGATTGTCTTTGAACTGATCCAGATCTTTATCATAGTTTAGAGCCAATCCGTCGTCCCAAGCATAACGGTCAGTTACTGCACTAACAGTATTGACTTTTAGTACCTGCTGTAGTTTATACAAGGCCAGTTTTCCTGTGCCGGGTTTGAGATATACCAGGGGAACAGCCTGAACATAGTTCAAATATCTATTATTAGGTTGTCTGCTGGTCATCCAGCTGGGCAAAAATTTACGATTGTTGGGAGTCAACACTGTTCTAAATCTGCGTTGCATGTTGGGCAAGCTGGCAGGGTAAAGATCCAACAGTCTATCCTGACTCACATCCAGTAGTTCGGTATCTGTGCTATCCAGAGCTGTATCAGTTGTAATCGGTATGTTTAGGCTTCTAACATCCACGGTACCAGTTATGGTGTTACCAGTACTGGTAGTGAGATTGTCCAGTGGGTCTACATAGATAACTTCGTATTCTACATTGCCGTTTGAATCCAAACTCTGTGCCCATCGAAGTTCACGAAAAACATATCTTTTGTTATAATGATATGCAGCTATGGCACTAATTACTTCAGCATCTTTGGCAGTGTCCAATCCATACCCCACCAACATGCGATATCTGTTCTGTCTTCCAAACCAATGATCATCTGGACGATATACGTTTTCATCTGGTATTATCAGGTCGTTGTATATAGCTCTGGAGATTTCATTACGATCACGCTCGTTGAGAGCAAATTCCAGATAAAAGTTGCTACTGGGTCGTGTTTTATAATCCAGAACACGGAATGTGAAAGTTTTGGTGCTGCTTATGAGTCTTTGAATAGGATCATTCAAATATGTTTCAGCCACAACATTCACGGTATAGGTTCTATCAAAAGTGGTCTCTCCAGTGGATACGTCAAAGGTAGTTCTATCATTGAGAACAAAATGCTGATGACTGATTCGGCCTTCAATTTCTCCGTTTTCAGAAATCCTCAAACCACGTGGAATATCTGTGCCGTCAAATCCCAGTGTAGTATTGTTACTTATGGTTTGTGCAGAGCTCAGTCTCACTGTGCTGTTTGACTCATTGATCTCTAGCACCAAGGGATAGCCCACTATGCCTTCTCCACTCACAGTCATATTGAGCGCCAAATTATCCACGCTGTCCAGTCTGATATATTCAGATTGTGTGAAATTGCCCAGCACTGTTTTGAAGTTTTTTGACACAAACCGATATTTTACTTTGCTTCCGCCCTGATTCACAGCCTCCACGCGAAATTTACAAGGAACACCGCTCATGATATCACCCAAATCAGTATCAGTAACCCAGTTGAGCAAATAGTTGGCGCTGCTGCTTATAGTAATCTGCTTTTCCCACAATGTACTAGATGGGTTCACCAAATGATATTCTGTAAATGTTGGCACCGTTTGATTACTGGAGAAAGTCAGGGTGTCGCCGGCATATACTCCAGACCCAGTGGGCGCTGCACTCAGTGTCACAGTGGATAATGTATTATTGATACTGAGTACAGTGGTGCCTCCTGTTATGTTGTTGCCAGTCACTGTGGCTCCCACCACAATTTCAGCTACACTATCCAAAATCATAGTATCAGTCACACTGTTAGATTGCACCACAGCAGTGGGGTCCCAGTTGCTTCCGGTCTGATACAATCTTTTTACACTGGGCTCGGAATAACTATCAGCATTGGTACCAGTAAATCTCTTGGCATACACAATGCTTCCCTGCTGAATCTCTTGAACAAACTCCAGCACATAATAACCAGGAGTAACTGATTCCACAAATTTCCACAAACCAGCTCGTTTATTCTGAATTGAACTGCTGGTACTAGATGAACTCTCAGTCCACCCTGGAATAATTGTGCTGGTCTCATCAAACCACCCGTCTGCTTCAACGGTACTGGGATCTGTGGTATAAGTGGTTCCGTCTAAACCATCATAAGTCGCTGACATGTTTTCTTGTTGAAAAAACACAATGGTTTTATCAACAAAATTGGTGTAAGGAACATCTAGCCCCAGATTATCCAGAACAGCCTGTGTTTGGTTGTTTACAATACTAAACGGCAGAGTAGTTGCATAGTCAGTCTGGATGGCGATTTCACTGGCTTCGTGTTTCTTTTTGTATACTCTGACCCAAAAGTTATAGACTTTTTCGCCCTGTGATATGGGTTTCAGATAACCGTATAACCATCCAGTGTCTGTGTTGATTGCTAAATCTTCCGGAAGAACTTCGTCCAGATCCTGCGTGATCAAATCACCATCAGTGTCATCAGGGTTTCTACTAGCAGTATATTCAATGGTTGGAGGAGTTAAAAAACCCAAAGTTTGTAATAGTGTGCCACTGACTTCCACTAACACAATACTGGGGTTTTCAGTGTAAATCAGCAAACGCCCGTTATTGACTTCGGCACTAACACCAGGCACGATTGCTCGATTGATGTCAGCAGCCAGATCCACCACAGTGGTTCCAGTGAGCACCACAGATTTCCCATCTATGCTGATCTCGTCATCCTGAGTCAGAACCGGGTCAACCACTGAACTTACCACAGTGGGCCTTCTCACAATGGGCAAAATTTCAAAACCAATATCATCGCCGTCAAAATCTCTGGCAGAAAATCTATAGTAAAAATAATTTTCATCCAACACTGTGTCTATAGCTGTGCCACGATCCAACAATACTGGCGCTCGAAATGAAATACTGCTATCACTCAAGCTGCTGTCGGTGTAGATTTCAACAGTATCGCTGGTGAGCAGATCACTTTGTACGATAATAATGTTGTAGGTGGCAATAACTGGAATTTTGCCATCAGTGATGTTTATATCAAAATTATAAGTAACGCTGGGTTCAGTCACTGGCTCAGCATACCCAGTGATTCTGCCAGTGGAACTGAGTTCCAGTCCCAAAGGCAATCTACCGCCCACAACACGATAAGTTAGTGTATCACCAGGATCACGATCCAGTGCGGTTACATCAACCTCTACCCAGGTGCCGTCAGCAAATGTTCCCAGATTTCGATTGGAGTAAGGTGCTGTTCTGGGCTCTGGTGGATCTTCACCAGTGACTATGATACTAAAAGTTCTGTCGCTGAGTTCTCCCAGATCATTGATGCAGCGAATCACAAACGTAAACACTGTTTCTTCGTTTACATCCAGCGGAACTCCGCTGAGTTTCCCACTGGGATACCCTTTGATGTTTCCAGAAGGCGTTAAGATCAATCCGGGTGGCAATCCGCCACTCACAATCTGAAATTCTGCGCGACTGTTTCCAGTGGACACTTGCAGTTCAAGTTCATAGGGTTTGAGTTCAACAGCAGTTCCCAAACTTCCTGCGTTAGTGATCCATTGAGGTGCAGCCATAAAATTCTCCTATACAAATTACACAATGTCGTCAATTTGTATTTATTGTTTGTGAGAGCAGTTTGATAGATGCACCGTTATTTCTTCAATCGGTTAACTTCTTCTGTTAATTCCTGTATGGCTTTGACCAGCAATGGTATCAAACTCTGATACGCCATACCAAGATATTCATGTCCTTGTTGAACTACGTCATCAACATAAACCTGATCTTTCAATACTTCTTTGACTTCCTGTGCTATAAAGCCAACATGAATGTTTTGACTTTTGTTGTATTCTGGAACATAGTTAAATGAAACTGGTCTCAGTCGTTGTATCAGATCCAGACTGTTATCTAAACTGTTTACATTGGTCTTCAATCTCAGATCTGACCCGTTCACATATGCACCTGCACCCCAAACACCAGTACCGTTGCATTGTAAATTATAAGCACCTTGATCTGTTGTGCCGCCAACCAGAACTTCACCGTCAGAATTCACATAAATTCTCTGTACTCCATCACCATCTGCAATAATAATTGTGTTTGATAGAGTTGCACCTAATCCTGTTACGTTGGCACCAATAATAGTATTATTATCACCGGTTTCAATACCCGCGCCAGTATTATAACCCAAAGCAGTATTGTTTACTCCAGTGGTTACACCAGGTAAAGTACCCCACCCGATGGCAGTATTTTGTAATCCAGTAGTATTCACATTGAGTGCTTGGTATCCAACAGCAATATTAGTAGCAACAGCAGCATTGCCTAAACTTAAATTTAAATTGTTAAATGTGGCACCAGTAACGTTACCACCAACATTGAGGTTTCCCACAATTCCAACACCACCGGCTACCTTTAAAGCACCTGTGGTTGTGCTGGTGCTG